CCGTATCCACCGTGGCCGTCGAGCATCGGGCAAAACACAGCCCGTGATACACCACCGGCATCATCCGCTCCACTTCCGTTCGCAACACCTGACGCATTAAATCCGGTACCGCCGCCACATTAAACGTCTCGTCAATCACCGAGAACGATGCCGCACGCTGTAACCACTCAATGACCGCGTCCGGGTCATCAAAGATGTCATCCCGCCAGACCGGTGTCGTAATCGCAGCCATCCCTACTTCGCGTATGACGACTTCGGCTTCGTATACGTCAGCTTCTTCCCTGACTTCTTCGCCGCCGCCTTCGCCTTGCTGACACTCTTGAATCGCTTCTTTCCCACTTTTGGCATCGCTGTCTCCCTAAATGCGTCTTTCCAGCCGTTTGAATACATCGTCCTTCACTTCCCTTCACTTCCCTTCACTTCCCTTCACTTAGGCAGGAACTTCCCGGAAATTCTAGGAAGTTCCCTGAAAGTCTTTTTAGGGATACGAAATTCCGCGAAAAAAAAGGAACTTCAAGGACGTCTCTCTCCGTCGTCACAGGGTTTTTATTGTAGTCGCTTACAGTCGCGTTTCGCAAATTGACAGACCCGAACTTTAGAATGGGGCCTATAGAGAGTGGGGGGGGCTTCGCGCCAAATAAACGGCACGCACCCCCGCGCCCACGCGCACGCGCATTCTTATCGAGCCAGGTTTCCTATGACTTGACGAGGCCAAGTTCCTTTTGCAGCGCCACCATCGTGGACTGCGCCGACTCCAGTCGCGTCAATTGCGCGTCGGTCATGGTTGCTATGACGTCAGGCGTGAAGATTGCTACTGCGTGCAAGTGACGATGCGTCTCACCTTGCAGCATACCTAAGTGCTTAGCGAGTAGAGACAGTGCTGACGTCCTATCAGCGAGGCGCACGCTTGACAGTGCAGTCTGCCCGTCACGGTCAGTCAAGCTGAAGCTAGCAAGGGATGCAGCAACCTCCGGCGGCAGGTCACGAAGCTGACGTAGATTACCGTCGTCGTCGACCAGTTCCCTGACGTCAGCGAAGGCTAGCTTGGACACCTCAGTCAGGACACTCTCAGCAGAGACTTCCACGGCTTCTTGACGTCGCTGTAAGAGCCGTCCAAGGGTGCGCTGGACCTTAGCATCCCGTAGTAGCCGAGAAGCACTAACAGCAGCCGCTTTTTCACTGCTATCAGGATACGCCCGAAGGTAACTTTGCGTGCCATTGAAGTCGAGCGCGTACTCATGGCAGAACCGTAGTTGCTTCTCTGTTAGTGCCATATTTTCTTATCTTCCCTTCGTATTCACTTAGGCTGGAACTTCGTTGACATTCGCGGACATTCTGGCAGTTTCTCGGACGTTGCGTCACCTTCGGCAGACAACTACGTGTAACTATCTTCGTCAGCGCCCTTGACGCCACAATGGGAATATGCATAATAGCGACAGTTAATCAGCCTAAGGAGGGCAAGAATGAATAATTTAAGAATTGGTAATTGGTTCAAACGGAAACTCATCCCGGAGCTTTTTGGGGAAGTTTTTAATGAGGGCAACTGGAACCAAGGTCAAGTCAGCTTAAAGGCTGACGTTTGTGTCTTTGTGACCGGTGACGGTGCCTACAGTGATGAATGTCAGCAGGGACCGAAGCGCAGTGGGAACTTTGTCTGGAGTAGTCAGTCCTCGACCGCGCCTGAAGGGAAGAAGGGCCGAGAGATTATCGACGGCGAAAAGCCGGTGCATATCTTCTACCGCAAGACGAAGCGTGAGCGTAATTGTCAGTTTCAGTATCTCGGTGCATTCACCTACGAGTCCCACAAAGGCTCCAAGCCCATGTGCATCGTGTTCGTGCCGGAGGGCAACTAGATGGCACGCCTTACGATGATAGAAGCGTCCAAGAAACTCGGCGAGGCAATGCTCTCGATCAGAGTGAGTTCAAGTGACGACTTCAATATCCCGGTCACGGTCATCGACTACGTGCCCAGCTTCGGCATTGACCGATGGCGTGTAAAGCCGGTAAACGGCGAGGGCGTCACGAACGTCGACGAGAGCCGTCTGACGTGGCCTGACGACGAGTAGCACATGGTGAGGACTGCCGCTGAGTTCAGCGGTAGTAAACCACAGTCCCGGTTCCAAGTCCGGGTGTCCAAGGAGGACGATATGAAGGGAATTCACTTAGCACTCGTCATGCTTACGCTGATAGCCGCTGGGACGGTCAGCTTCAACCACGGAATTGCGCTACTGTCTGACGGCGCATTTGAGACCGGGAAAGCGTATTACCTGACCGGCTGCCTACTGCTGACCGTGGCACCACTCGTTCTCTGTTTCGATAACCACAAATAGGAGGAAAACATGACAGGAAAAAAGTTTGAACGGGCACCGGTAGAACTCGCTGACGCAGTGATTGATGAATTGGAGCGGCGTGGTCATGCCGTGCAGGAATTCACACTGCGCGACAAACACTCCAACGCTACCTTGATAGCTGTAGTGTGTGACCCGACGACACACACATTTGTCGGGTCCATTCGCGGCGGTCGGTACTACCGCACGATGGCTGGGAGTGAGCGGCAATTCGTGATGGCTACGGGTGAATCGACGACGGCTGAAGGTGCAGCAAGAGAAGCCTTAGCAGAGTGGAACGGAACCTTGCGCTAAATCCAGTCTGAGACCGAAACGTCCCGAGAGGGACGTCTGCCGCTACGAGGCGGTACTGACGAGGTCTAGGGAGGACAACATGAACCAAGTATTACCAGTAGCAGTTGTAACGGACGACAGGACGCCTGAAGAGGTCTCGACGACCACTGGCTATGTCGTAGCCACGGACAGGTTCCTATCAGGCGAAATTTGCGAGGGCAGGTCTCTCGTGGCGTGCCCAGTCACGTCTGACGAAGACTGCGAAGCGGTCACACGGGCGTTCCACAAAAGGCCGGAGTTTCTCAGGGTGCGCGTAGTGGGGGAGCGTTGGGTTCGCGGCAAATCCCTTGGGATACGGAGTGCATTGCGCCGTGGAGACCATCTACATATCTACAATACGCAAACCTCATTTCGTCCAGAGGCACTCCGCAAGCAATGCCTGAGAGAATCGCTGGGCAGTATCGAGGTCGACTTGCTCAAGCACAGTGACTTTGACACGGAGACCGTGAAGGCAATTTTCGACCTTGTCAAAACCGAAGTGTGCTAGCTGGTGACGGCTCCGGGCAGCTTGCCCGGAGTAAACCACAGGGACAGTCCGAAGTCTGTCCGCGCCTCAGGGAGGGGCATTGATATGAACAGACTGTATGCAATAGACACAAAAGCAATCGAGATGGATTTGGACACCGATAATGTTTCCACAAAGCCTTATCGAACCATCTATGTCATTGCCCACAATGCGAACGAGGCAGTTGTAGCAGCGCAAATGTGGCTGCGAGAGAAGAGCGATATTTATGAAGTGTTGCAGCCTGACGGCATCGTTTGTTTGGCTGTAAATAAAGACGTCACGCATTTAGAGTCTTTACGCTATGAATTGCCTGACCGCCCAGTGCTGGACACGTTAACGTACACAGGCTCAGACGAGGTTTTGATCAAGTCTGAGGAAGTCATAGAGCGTTACTCCGATGATGCTGACGCCTTGACGACAATGCGCTTGCAGCGACTTGGTCATATCAATACTCGGGTGGACGCCAGTCTTGCCCGTGATTAAGAAGTTACACCAGTCCGAAACAGTCCTACGGGACTGTCTGCTGCTAGTGGGCAGCACTGATGAGGACACGCCTCAAGGAGGGGCACGAACGATGGCATATAACGAACCGATTCACATTGACCCAGCCGACAAGGGCGCAGCGTCTCAGGGCGTTGTCGACCTGTGTCGGAAAGCGTTCCCGGCGTACCGTGGGCGCAGCTTCAAAATACAGGTCGTCGACGCTGACGATACGCTCGATCTGAGGTCAAGCTGGGATGGCGGCTCACGCGACACGTTCCACTTCGTGAGGCTTGACGGAAAGATTGACGGCGCGACAACGGACGTCTCGCCTCGCGTCCCGTCGCAGTCCGCATGGGACGTCCCGGTCAGAGGACTTGACGCCGTAAGGCTCCCTGACGGAACAGGCGTAGTGCGGCACTCGATCTGTCAAGGGCACGATATGGGGCTGACGCTCAAGATAGGCTCTCAGAACGCGACACGGCTCCTTCCAGAGCCTGAGACCCTGTCCGACGACCAGATCGTCGTACTAGAGCATACGAGGTCTCTCAAGGCGTCTTACGGAGGCGTGAGCAACCTTCGGTTCGTCGAAGCGAACCGTACGATGGGTATCACGCAAGAACGCTGGGACGCTGCCGTGGCGTCACTGATGGCGTCCAAGCACCTCCGGCGGAACAAGAGCATCACGCCCAAGGGGCGGAACGCCTGTCCGAAACGCTGGTAGCCGAAACGCCCTTCGGGGCGTCTGCCGGGACTGGGTATCCCGACACTGATGAGGTAACCCACTACTTTAACTGGAGGTCAATATGCTAGGAATATTTTTCAACCTAATACAGACGGTCAGGCCGGACGTCCCGGCTCCAGAGGTGCCCTCGACAGGGACGACTGATGAGCCTGGCGCACTGTCAGGCAGAGGACGCAAGCGTGTCGACCGGGACCGACGACACGCGAGGCGGAAGGCCAGTCGTCGAGCGAGGCGTCAGAAGCTCCGCTCGACACGTCTCGCACTCGCTCAGGAGGACAAGTAAATGCCTGACGAGATTAACTGGTTTCAATTGTTTCGCGAGTCTGGAGTCGAGTGGGTAACGAGAGAAGGCGCTTTGGTTTATACGTTCAAACTCTCTCGGGATCGAAAAGCATTTATGGCTCGCTCGGAGAGCGAATTGTGGATGTCTGGCACCGACGAGGATGGGGTTGTGATAGACACGTATGCATTCCTGAAGGCGAATGGTAAATACGCAGTTGCAATTCGCTTTTCAGCTTTCCATGACTGGATTGAAGCAGTGGTGCATGAATGTTCAGGGGATGGCGAACGTCAATAGGTAGCACAGTGGTGATGGGCCGGGGCTGTTGCCCCGGTTAACCCGAGTGACCGGTCCAAATCCCGGTCAGGTAAAGTCTCAGGGAGGGACGATATGATTGTTTTAGATTTACCCAGCGGTACGAAAACGCTCCGAGAATCGTGGCGGTTTTTCATGCGCGAGGCTGGCTATTGTGTCGGCTCCAAAGCGCTTGGGGCACTGGAGCTAGCTAAGGCTGAGACGTGGGTCTCAGAGGTTGGACTCGCGGACAACTACAAAGTCGAGGAGGACGAACGCGCCTACTGCTACTGCGAGAATACGCAGTGTCAGTATCACGAAGGTTCGACACATGAGTGGGAGACACTGTTTGTTTCCCTGAGAGATAACGACGGGACGGTGCTGGCGTCACTGGGTGGAATCATGGCACCGTCGAGAGAGTATCTCCGAGTGGTGAAAGCTGAACTGGCACTAACTGCTTTTTATTGGCAGGTTCATGCTGACGAGTCGCAATAGTGAAGCCCGAAACGCCCTTCGGGGCGTCCATTAGGCGTGGCGTCTTAATGCTGATGAGGGAGCCATAAACAAGTCTCAAGGAGGGACGATATGAAAGAGAATACACACGGCGAACTTGTATTACCGGATAACTACGCAGACGAAGCCTGTAGCACCATCCGCAAAGACATCAAGACCGGATGCACGGACGCTTGGAAAGTGACGATATATCAAGAGTTTGGCAGTCAAACTTCCCAAAAAAAATCGGTCGTCGCGGATTCACTTGAGGTAGCACTGGCAATAAAAGACGAGTGGATTCTCAAGGAGGTGCAAGTCCAACAGGAGGAGGGGTACTTGGACGACCCAGAGGATCTCTACGGCGCGTTTGCGAAGGGATACGAACAGTCTCCTCGTATCGCAGAAGTGCTGCTTCGTGATGAGTGCCGGACGACTGTTCGCCTAGAGAAAATAAGATATGTCTTCCGCACACGGGAAGTCACCGTGCCTATCTTTAGCCAGAATTCTCTACGCCCCACGGATGCAACAATGTCAGTACCCGTGATGGAAGAACACCTCTCGCTCGGTACCGAGTTTCGCGCACCGAATCTCCATACCGAGGAGGAACTTCCGTCTCCGCCAGATAACGGTGAGTCTGTCGAGTTCGACGCTCTGCCGCCAGAAGTCGCAGAGCTTCTCAAAGAGGGCTAGCCCACAACGACTGGCCGAAACGCCCTTCGGGGCGTCCGGCAGGGATGGCTTCCCTGCCGCTGATGAGGCAAGCCACTAACTAACAGTTCCAAGGAGGAACTCGATGATCAAAGCATGGAAACCGTTTAGGCTACGAACAGTCTCACGCAAGGGCGGACCTATTGTCGGCGGCGGCATGCATCCGCCATATACGTGTCTGGTCGAGTCTGTGTCGGACAAAATACAGTCGATTCTCGATGCCGTGAACGGACGCTCGACGGAGCATACGTTCACATATCCTCGGCAGATTCTCGACTGCATGGAAACCGCCGAGGAACGTCGACAAGGACTGGGTCTCAGTAAGCTTCACTCCGTAGGCATGCGCGTCAAATTCCTGTCCGGGGAGCCAGTGTCGAGTGGCTACAAATACTCACGCGACGGAACTGAAGTAGTCCTGGTCTATCGGAGGTCAGGCTGGTACGTCGAGACCATCACGTCGACGCAGCTATATCCGAATGACGGCGGTCTGGTCAAACCGATCCTGACGCTGGGACAGGCCAAGCTCGTGCTGCAAAAGTTCCAGTCAGATCAGTTTCGCGTGTCTGGCCCGAGACTGGATGTTGCAGCCTACCTGCACGTCGACGACCGAGGGAATATCAACGTCGACGTCGACCGGCACCAAACAGCGTAGGGCATGGTGAGTGATCCGGGCGCAGGTTGCCCGGAGTAAACCGGAACGGCGGTCACAACCCCGTCGACCATTTTGTCTCAAGGAGGGACAGACCATGAAAGAGCGAATGACATCGAGTGTTTTAATTGAAACGGACTTCGGATATTCGAGTTGGTGGCAGGACGACTATGCGAGTGTGGAATTTGAAACGTGGGTAGCTGGAATAACAACCTTAGCGCAACTGGAGGGTGCGGCAACGCACGTCAACAAGCTGGGCGCAGTAGTCAGAAAACGTCACGATGAACTGACTGCTGCCGTGCGAGACACTTTCCGAGTGGGGTTACGAGTGGTGTTGACGGGGGCGTCATGGGGGAACGGAGAAGTGGGCACCGTTAAAAAGGTGACCAAGAAATACGCGTACGTCTCATACGACAGGGGCGGCAGTGACGAGTGCCCATTCGGGGCCGGAGGTCACGGTGTTCGCACTCCCTTAACAGCACTGGAGGTGTTACCTGATACCGATCCACGGCATAGCGACGAAGCCCGAACCACGGCGATGCGCCAAGTTGAGAAGGAGACCCAAGAGCGTTTAAAAAAGACAAGAAAATGGCGCAAGGATCACGTCATCATCGACGGCCTGACTGACGGCCAGACACGGGCACTGGAGAACGAGATCGATGCCAGCCTGACGAAGACATAGTAGCCATAGGCGTCAACCCGAAACGGCCCCACGGGGGCCGTCTGCTACTCTGAGGTAGCACTGACGAGGGTCAGTAACACTACTGCACTAAACGGTCACAAATATTTTCATTTAGTGCAGCACTTGAGAAAGAGGAGGTAGGGTATGGCATTTGAACACAACGAACTCAGGATTCAGTTTGCAGACGAACCGGTCACGCAACCTGAAACGGTACCGCTCTTTGCGGTGACCGTGACTAGCGAGAATAACGACCTGGACGACTGGGACAGAGACGAAGGCCAGCATGGGCCGACCAACCGCGTACACCACTACGCCCTGAGTTTTGCCGAGGCGGAGCGGATTGCCGACCGGGAGATTCAGGTACTTGTCTCTGCGTTTGATGACGAGGACAGGGACAGCTTTACTGAGCCGCCCACGTATCGAGACATGACCGGCAGCAAGGATAACCCAGCACAGGTCGATGCATGGATGGCTGACCGAGGCTACGACGTCAGAGTCAGGCACCTCTGCAACCTTCGGCCCCCCGATCCGCACGTCCAGTCACTGCTTCTCCAGTCGACCGAGACCCCTGCCAAAGTGTAGTTATTATCGTGCCCTCTATGTCGAGCATTCGGCATAGAGGGCATGCTACAATTCATAGTAATAAAACAGGAGGACACACTGTGAGTTCCAAACGACGAATGATGACAAAGGCGGAGAGTTTTAAGGAGCGAACCGACGAAGCTGTGGACAAGTATGCAGACGGCCTCTCGGTGCAGTTCTTGGAAATCGCGCAGGACATGATGAAGTCTGATATCGGGCGCGTCGATATGTCAGTAATAGCCCAGTCCTTCCAACGGGCAATGGTCTATGCAATTCTCGTCAGTGGGCGGAGCCAAGGCTATCTCGACAAGCTGATCTGGCGGCAACGCGAACAGTATCAAACACTCGACGACGACGGGTTCTTTCGAGAGGAGCGCGAGAAGCTCGGCATTGCGGAAGCGATTGAAGATGATCCCAGTGTGAAATGTGATATCGAAACAGCTATGGTGCTTCTCGGCACGCCATCAACGCCAACGGTGCATTGAGATGTCAAAACTTATCCACGGATCACATGGCCCCACGAGTTTGAGTGACCCGGAGTATGCGGCCTGTCCGACCTGCGAGACCATCCTTGAAGACCCTCAACTGTATGACGGTCAGCCTTGCGAGAATTGCGGCACGGGCTTCCCTTCAGTCGACGATGACCCGTCGCATCCTCCTGACCCGTCTCCTGAAGAAATGGACAAGGCGGCGGACGAGTATTTCGCCAGCCAGAACAGGCAAATCGAAAGCGGAATGATTCGACGTGAGCGTATGTGCGAGACGCTACTCGCGTGGGGCTGGACATTCTCAGTCGTCAATGGGCGGTCGATATGGACAAAGAATGGCCGCGAGATAGAATCGAACTCTCTATCAATCTCTGATATCCTGTCTGGCAAGGAGCCGAAATGAGTGAGCTACGCACGGTGTTGATTGAAGCGCAAAAGGAACGTGACGCCTATCGACTGCTCACGTCCATTGCGCTGGAAGAATTACACGCGACGACAGTGAAGCTCAAGCGCACGCAGGAGTCACTCTATGCGGTGCTTGAGGCCCAACGTCAATAACCTACCGAATCTCCTCTGGCGTGGGGAGCGATACATCCATTTCTGTCTGCGCCCACGCCCGTACCTTCTCGACGTATTCCGAGAACTCCTCCAGCGTCAACGTCTTCGTTGAGGTAACGCCAAAGTGCTGCTTGAGAAGGCGGTGCATTTCGCCCTCGCTATAGCCGCAGTGGTTGCTGAGAAGGCGCACCACGCATGACCAGTAGTATCGGTTCTGGTTTACGGTGCGTGTCGTTTCGGCCTTTCCAATCGTGACAACCACGCGCTCACCATCAAGTGCCTGAAGGTGTGCCAGCATTCGATCACGATGGTCAAACCGCACCTGTCCGTCTTCGACGGTGCCGTAGAAGGTTGGCGTTAGCACGGATCACCACGCTCACGCTGCATGCGGTGCTGTATATAGCACACTTGAAGCTCCACCTTCCGTCGCTCGGCGTCCGCTGGAGGAAGAGGCGTAGCCGTTGGCGGACAGGGAGACCAGTCCGCTTTTTGAAGGAGGGCTTTAAGGATAACCAGTCTGTCAACGTCAGCTACAAGCATGGCTCTTTCCCTCGTGGTCGTAAAATCACCAGCATGCTGGGAAACGGGGCACTCGACGGTGCCCCAACGAAGCGCAGCCGCCCGGACAGGAATTCGACAGAGACACCTGTTCGCGGATGGTGCGACACGTTGTCCCATACATACGAGTGAAACCATTTTGTGTCAGTGCGTGCCGGGAGCAGACACACCACAACATCACATTGCAGCGCCTCAAGCTCCTTCCTGGCCTTGCCGAGAAACTTGGGGATATCTCTGGCATACGGAGGATTGCACCAGACGTTCCCGGTCCACGGTTGCGACAGGGCGTCGTCATCGACCGTATAGTAGGACGCACACTTCGCATTCTCGCTTGTCGCACAGACGTCTAGGCTGAAATGAAAGCGTCGGTCGAGGGCGTCAAACAGAACCGGCGGCGTTTCCCACTCGGTGGACTGACTCTTGAACATCACAGCGTCAGTCACCCAGTCGCACTCCTGATGACAGGTCGAATGCTACGCCGTGCTTGAGAAGGATTCGACCACGCGCCTTCGCTTCCTCTAAAGTGCGCGTCGGCCCCCACGACTGGTCGGGATAGACTAGCGGTAGTGAATGCTCAAAGAGCGCATTCACATGCTCCTCCATGCGTCCTTTTTCTTGCCACTCCAACATCCTGTCGTGATTCTCCTGAAGGAAACCACAGGCTCCGTCGTAGGTGTGATTCCCAACCTGCACTCGATCTCCGGGGCGGTTTTGACCGCCTGTTGCGGTGCCAAATCCGGTCTGAAGACCTGAGATCACGGTCCCTCCAACGTCCCGAAAGTCGTCCACGGGAATCTGTTCCAAGGCCCGTTCGTGTTCCGCAAGTGGCAGTTGCGGTGCGCCCTTTCGCATCGCCTTGAACATCGCGTTCCGCTCTCTCATGTTTCGACCTCCATAAATATCCCCAAGCTCACGCATGGGCACGGCGATTTGGGAAAGGTCCGACAGGAGCGCACACGTTTCTTGCAGGTATTCCAACAGCCTCTGGTGTTGACGGTCTAGAACTTGAATGAAAAATTCCTGAGACATACACCACAGAATGGGAGCTTTGTCTGCCGCAATGACCTGTTCAAAAACCGCTCTCACTTTTCGTTCGTTCGCGTCAGATTTCAAGCCGTCGAATGTATGCTCGTTGGTCGACACGCGCTCCGCCGTGTTTGGGCAAATAATCACATGCGTCGTGTCTTTGATGTCGGGATGCGACAGATACTCGTCGATCTTCTCAGTGTCCCACTGGCACATACGGTGCGAGGCGATCCAGTACTTCCCCAGTCCGGGATATAACCAACGAGCGGTTGCGGTGCGCCAGTTGTGTCTCAGGCCATTCGCTTGGACGGGCGTCCCGATTTCAGCCTCAAGTGTTTCAAAGTCCGGTTCAGGCGAGATATCTTCAATGATCACCGGCTCCTGTGGCTCACACGAGTGAGGCTTAGTCTCTTCTGGCCTGAAAAATCGAACGATCCATTGCAGTAGTTTCCACATTTCAAACTCCTCTCGGTTATGAAAAAAGATTAGGTTCAGACGGCTGACCGTGAATCGCCGCACGAATCGCGTCAGCCTCGGTACGCGCGGCTTGCCCATTTCGACACTGCATCGACCGCTTGTCTCCGAAGGAGCATGTGACGGAAAAATAGATGGTCCCCCATCGAGCGCGGCGTTTAATTGGATAATGTGTTCGTCCGCACCCCACACAAGCTGTCTTGATATCGACAAACTTTAACGCCTCGTCAGTAGCTTCGATGCGATGCCGTGGTCCGTTCACTCCGCCACCCGTCTGCACGTAGAGGTGCGGCAGCACCTCGTTCCATTTCGCGTGATCAAGAAAGCTCACCTCGTCCTCATGCGGGTTGCCCACGCTCGGGCAATGTCGGCATCTTTTAGAATAACAACAGGAGATCCTTCCCACGTCGAGATAAACTTGACTTGATCCGGGGTGAGTTGTCTGGCACTCGGCGGCTTGTCACCATCTTTAACTTCAACGAGATATGTCTGCATGTTAATCCCAACCAACAGATCAGGACAGCCGCTATGAACCCCAGCCAGGCTAAAGACTGTGGCTCCGGCACCCCTGAGCGCCTTCATCACGGCGGTCTGATTCGCATCGACCTTCGCCGCATGACGAGGCATTAGAACAGGCGCTCCTGCCCATCATTTTCGCTCTGTTTCCCGGCGCACGTATACTCAAACCGATTCCCCGCCCGACGCTTGCGAATATCCCATGCGCCGAAGCGAGACTTCCTGAGATTCCGTAGCTGGGCACTGATACTGGCTTCCGGGTCACCGGTTCTCGATGCAATCCCGGCCAGCGTAAGCCAGCGTCCGTCCTTCACGGCCTCATAGACCCGCTCTAGCTGCCCTGTGAGGCGTTCCTTGTCCTTCGACGGCTCATAGGCTGCTCCGTCGAACTCAGGGGCCGCAGAGGGGGATTCTGGTGGCGCAGGATCGGGTGCTGTTCCCGGCTTCGGTTTCCATGTGTTGGTCTCTCGGTCATACACCTGTCCCGGTCGACCAAACGCTTGTGTCGCGTCAAACACAGGCACGTCCTGTGCGCTGGTAAATTTAGTCACCACGTCCTCACTTTCTCCCGCATCGATCCCTCTTTCGAGGGCTGCGGATCGGTGTCGGTGCGCTCCCGAAATCGCTGAGTCTCACCGTGGAATACAACATCAACATCCCCAAGGGGGCCGTTCCGAAACTTCCGAATCGCCAGCACGGTGCGGTCAGGCACGTCCGAATCCTCTATCTTCGCCAGCATCCAGACCAAGTCAGCGTCCTGCTCAATTTCTCCACTGTCTCTCAGGTCTGAGAGATAGGGCATGCCGCCTCGCGCTTCGACGGCGCGATTCAATTGGCAAAGAGCCAAGACTGAGACGTGACAGTCATGGGCAATCGACTTGAGGCCGCGACTGAGTGCCCCGACCTCTGCCGTGCGAGACCGATAGGCTCGTGCGAACGATGGCGGATTCAGCAATTGGAGATAGTCCACCACCAAAAGTCCACCCTCCTGCTGCACCATTGCGCGACGGAGGTCACCAAGACCGAGACCACTCCGGTCGTCAATCTGAATCGGCAGCGCAGACAGCGACTCGACGCTCTCGGAAATGCGCTGATACTCTACGGAGTTCAGGTCGTTCCGATGAAGATGCCCGAAGTCCACCTGACCGCTGTTGGAAATCCATCGCATCGACAGGGCGGCGGCAGTCATTTCAAGACTGGCAAACCAGACGGGATGTCCGGCCTCGGCAACGGCCTTGGCACTTTGGATCGCAAGGGCCGACTTCCCACAACTTGGTCGACCAGCCAGAATCGTCAGTTCGCCGGGGCGATAGCCAGCCCCCATGCGATCCAGCGGCGCTAGTCCTGTAGGCAACACGTCGACAGGATGATCGAGCGACTCCATGAGTTCAGCAATGGCATCTTTCAGCGGTCGTCCTCCGGCCCTCGCAAGGCGCACAGACTGCCTGATATTCCCAATGACCGACTCAGCCACGTCCTGTGCAGTCGAGGCATCCTCGATGCCAACCAGTGCCGCTTGAAGCGTCTGTGACACAGCGCGACGATCACTCAAATCAATCAGGGAATCACAGGCGTCGGACAGGGCAAAGGATCGGGGAACACCGTCCTGCATGGACGCAATGTCACCACTCGTCATCTCGTCGACTCGCGCTGTAACCGGTGAGATGCGCCCTTTAAGAAACTCGGCGTAGAGTTCCGCATGCGGTGCGACAAAGAAGTCGTCCACCGTCAGGCGCTCACGCACCTCACCGAGACGCTCTGGATACGTGAGGATCATGCCGAGAATGGCACGCTCCAAGTCAGGGTTGTGTGGATAGGTGGTTTCCATTAGTCCTCCTCATAGACGGCGAGAATGCGCCGTCCAATCCATTCGGCCAGCGGCACGCACACAGCGTTACCTAGCCCCTTGATTCTGTTGATTCGATCCTTGTCCAATTTTCTGGAAACCCCATCATCCACTCGACGAACTCCGGCGCTAGACGGCCAGGTTCCCCCGATGGCACCGTCGAAGATGCGTCGACCATCCAGACCTGTCGACCGAGAAGCGCGTTGACCGGTACGTTGGGACAGAAACAGCCGTCCTTGTAGTCCCTCGACGTCGGCGTCGGCCATTGTCCCGACGATGAACGCTCGGGCACGTTCGTGGGGCGCACCAACGAATCGTGATGGTAGGCAGTCCCATTGACAGTCAAACCGCATTTCGGCCAAGTCAGTTTGAATTCTATCGAATCCCATAGTGGTAAAAATCCCTGTGACATTTTCCACGAGGATGATCGACGGTCGAACCGCCCCCACAATTCTCCGCATATCGGGCCAGAGCCATCGTTCATCATCAACACCTCCGCGAGATCGATTATTCGCCACGCTGTGTGGCTGACAGGGAAACCCGCCGCATATTAAATCAACAGGCTCAAGCTCTTCTCCGGTCAGCGACGTGACATCGCCATAGCGACGGACGTCGGGCCAATGCTTGGCAAGCACGCGCTGACAGAACGGATTGTTCTCAACCTGCCAGCGCACGGTCATCCCGGCGCGTTCCAATCCTAAATCAAGACCGCCGATACCAGAGAACAAACTCCCCACTGTCATGTGACCGCACGAATCTTCAAGTGCTTGGCAATGTCACCAACCAGTGACTTCATCATGGGCAGCGTGCGTTGCTGACCGGCCATGAACTTCGCCTTCGCATGCTTCTCTGGATCAATGTTCAGAAAAAATTCCGTCATCTTCAACAAATCGTCCGCACGGTATGCCTCACACATTTCATGGGCAGCGTGTAAGTCTTTCGTCTTTTGCGTTGTCGTGTTCCCGAGGTAGGGCTGTCCCTGAATCTTCCGATACAACGCTTGGTATTTCTTGAGATAAACACCAGTGGGTGACGCGCCAGCACCATTCGGGACAACCGGGAATTCCACGAACGACGGCGGGTCAGGGAACTTGGACGTCGTACGCTTGCGGTTTAAGTATTGGTGATCATCGAACGCCGTGATGACAACAAACTGCTGAGACTCGACCGTGTAGAGTTCAATGAGTCCCACGCGATCTAAGATTTTTAAAGACTCCTGAAAGTCCTTCTCGGGCCTCACGGCTGTCGGCCAGACGCGATGCTTCACCGTAAACGCATCACCCTCCAGCCGACCGAAGTCATCAGACCATGCGACCAACAGCGGAAACAGGGCGGCAGAGAATTCTCCCAACCGCCCCGTCAGGGCTGCGAACTTGCGACTCGTTCCCAGCGTACGACTAATGATTCGTCCTCGTGCCATCTTCTAGTCCTCCTAAGAAATGAGCGGCACAAAGTGAGGGGGGAGGACAAGACCCGTCATCACTCCGTGCCGCTCCGCCTGACAAAGATAATCCTTCGTGTCGGGTCATCCTCGTCCAGCGATCTGACATAGCCAAGACCATTGTGAATGTCTCGATGATGCTCTCGGCAAATTCCGATCTGATACGCGGCCAATGCACTCTTTCCAACATTGCGTTTCCCGTGTCCTCCGATCAGGTGATGCACTTCGTCGGCCCGAAACCCGCACCGCGATCCGAGTTCCCAAATCTCGCAGCGGCCCTGACTTCGGGCCATAACTTTGGCGCGTTGCTCTCGCTGAAACTGTGCTTTGTCCATGCGCTTTCTGCGTACTTCCCGACGCTTCGGTTCCGGCTTCGGGAACATTAACTTGCTGTAGTCCACCATAAAAAAGCGGCCCGATGTTCCACACGGCTCGGGCCAACACCGCAAGGAGACAGTGCGGCTAGGAGCGCACTGTCGCGGACTTAAAACGGGATATCGTCATCCTTTGCAACGGGAACGGAAGTCGACGATGGCTTTGTCGGCACGAACCTTGGGCCAAGTTTCAGGCTTCCGTCCGGGCCTTCGTTACCAGACCGTGTCGGGCGTTTGTCTGACGCCGCCTTGGGCGTTACCGACTCCACGTCCAGCCACAGCGTCACGTCGTAGGAGTCATCGTCAGCCATCTTAACGGCATCAACTAACGCAGACTTAGTAATGTTTCCGCTCAGAAGAAATGCGCCTGATGCGCCACGCACAAGCTCTCCCGTGTCTTTGTTTTTCTTGAGAAAGACTCCGGTTAAAAATGATTCACGTTCATTTGGCATTCTATTCCTCCGTTAATTTGTGGAAGCGGCGAAACTTCGCTACCGTCACGGCAGCATTCCAGAGAACATCGGCCTCGCCGCCCGTGCCGTAGTCCTCAACTTTATAGGTGCCCTTTTTGCTGACATAGACACAGATGCGATGGAGCTTCGCGGCTGCACGAGGAGACTCACCCTGCAACACAAGCTCTCTCGTGACCAGTGCGGCATACGCAGCAAGCTGGACGGGGTGCGTCGGGGTCTTGGCTCCGCTTTTAATGTCCAGGACACAACGTCGTCGAACCCGATTTGCACTACTTCCCTTCGTTGGCAGCATCAGCGTGCCCACACGGTCAATGGTTCCTGCGTACCCAAGGTCAGGATTTGCGACGGCCCACTCCGTCCGAGAAAACTTCGGCACGTAGTCTTTTTTAAACTTCGCCCACGCCTGAATGTATGGCAACAGCGGATCGTCGGACAGGGCGTCAAGATCGACGAGGCCAGAATCAAACTGTTCAGTCAGCGCATGCACATTTGTCCCTCGGTCTCGGGACTCAGGTGTGAAGTAGGCGGTTCTGACCAGCCCTGCATGCCCCATCGTCGCGCTGACAGACAAAAGCTCAACAGCAAGCTCCTGAATTGGCCCCCACGAATACGTATGCGTCCCTACATCGAACCAGAGCTTCGGAGTTCCACTCATTCAAAGACCTTTTCTTCCTCTGTTGCGGACTCAACCAATTTCGTCACGGCCATGTACGCCTCACCGAGATTGCTGCACCCTTTAATCGCATCACGTTTCTGCGCCTTAGTGAGGGGCTTAGACTGCTCTCCCACCAACGTAAATCCACGCTGGAGCCGGTCGTCCTCCAACATCTTGGCTACCGACATCTTCGCAAGCTGGTCGACCCTCGCTGTTTGACTCCCCACAGTGTCCACCGACGCATTACCGTCATCGTCAGACAATTCTGCAAGCAGCGTCTCTTCCTTTGGATCAACAGGCGCGAGACCACAGATGCTCAGGAGTCCAATCCGTCTGCCGTAAGTCATCGCACTCGCATACGCCTGACTCGTATTTCCGGCCAACGCCCTCTCGCTCGGCTGAATAGGCATCACCGTTTCAATCCACTCGCCCGAGACATGCATGAGCCTTGTCGTCACTGAGAACTGGCCGTTTACAAGACCACCGCCCTGCACAACAACCAGCCCAACACTCGCAAGCTCTTTCTTAATCATGTGCAACACAAAGGGAAGCGTGGCATAGGCACTCTTGAAGTGTGGGTTCGTCGACTGGGCAAGAAACTCAATCCCCTTTTCCCAAAACAAGACCAGCGCAGACTGCAACTGTGCAACTTCAGTTGACGCTGAGATATTGAGTGTCGTGTTCGTAGCAGGTATACTCTGTTCAGTCATTCTTCCTCCTTGACTATGGGGGGGGTTCGTTTGTGCCATGCGGCCCCCCCCCGCTTTTATCATTCACTCGGAAACAAATCCTCAATCGAGCAACCAAAGAACTGAGAGACCTTCCGTGCGTTTTGCACAGTGATGCCCCGGTAGCGTTGCCGGACAAGATCGCTGACGTAGGATTCAGGAACGTCGATAGCGCGTGCGACAGTGCGCTGGGTTACCCCAGCAAGTTCTATCGCCTTTCCAACCCGATTCGCACTGGCTGGCTCTTTCCGCAGCGTCGACACATGGTGAGACGTGAGCGTGGCATTTGGCATAGTGCAAGAATTCTAATGTGAAACAGGCATCGAGGTCAACCCGACGTGATTCCCAGTAGTAGCACCCACTTGACAGTGCATGCACCATCGTGTTAAACTAACTAAAGCAGGATCTTTGACAACTGAATAGCATGGCGCAGGTCGAGGAGGACATGGAATGGGAAAACTTGTTATTGACCAATCAGACCTCAACGATCAAACACTCGATATGTTCGACAGAACACGGGGTGGCATGGAAATGCGGAACGATGTCACGCGCACCCGTGTTAGCACCGTCCGGCATGTTGATCCGTTAGTGGGGAATGTTGCGACGTTCCTCATTGAAAGCATCCGCACGCACGAGGAAGGTGACTACGCCTTCATTGAAGTCGCAACGAAAGATGGCAACGTCAGAGTCGTCCTGCCACCAAAGGTAACGAATGCCATAGCGAGACAGCGTGACGCGCTGACCAAGAAGGTGCGGAAGCGCATCGGTCGAGAACAGGCGGCTGAACGCAAGGCGCAAGGCATTGAACCCTTCGGCGGCAAGCCGTTTATTAGAAAAGCCAAAACTGCATAAGAGACCTCGCGCCATGCTATTGAGTTGTCAGGATCGAATCTAAGCCCTCGACATGGGGTAGGGGGCATTCACAAGGAGAGAAAGATGGAACTCGAAAGACTGATTAACGAACCACTGGAAGAGATGGCAAAGCAACAGAAGATAGCGAAGCGGTTGGAATCACACATGACCGACCTCGCACGGACAAGAGCCTTCCTTCCGGCAACCGAATCGAAGCTCTTCAAAACGCATATGGATGAACTCGACAAGCAAGTCAAAAACCTCACGGACGCTGTCGCATGGAACCAAGAGGCCGGAGCCATTAGGATCTACTTGGGGATCATTTCAGATGACGTGTCCGCGCTGGTGCCCCGGATGCGCTCACCATACAAGGAGGGAATGGAAGGACTGGTGACCGCTATCGCAGAAACTAAAAAACAACTCTCATAACCACGAGCCGCTGCGTAGGAGACCGGCCAGCACAAGGGCGCGGTCTCCTACCTGCCTCGCGTAGCGGCTGTCGAGTAACTCCGCGCTCCCTGTCTCCCAGTCCTTCACTGCAATTGCCGCACGCATCTTTCTGAAGCTATCAATGCTGCCCATGTTAAAAAGAAGGGAGACGATCACTGCCTTCCGCACCTCGTTCAATCCGTCGAACCATTTATACTTCCGGGCCTTTTTTGTGGCACGCTGAATATCGTTCTTGAGAAGCGTCGAGACTTCCCGCTGCGTCAGCCCTCCACTCGTGAGGTTGCGCCCAATCCCAATCGTGAGATTGCCGACCAAGGTATCGCCAGGCTTCAGCGTCTTGCCAGTCGCATCGTCATAGGCGTGGAGTCGCAGCCCCTCATGCAGGGTGAGCATCTCTTCCAGTGATTTCATTTCGAGACCTTAATCGCTAACACTGCTCCCAACATGCTGCCAGTCGCGTATGGCACAAACCCATACGACACTTGCTCGACCGCCGCAAGCACATTGGTATACCAACAGCAGCCAATCAGAAACGATCCCACGGCAATTCGACGCAGGTTCCCAAGCTGAATCGCTCGTGTCTGCCATGACACCAGTCCAACCATAACCAGTCCGCGCAGGAAGAGAAAAACATAGCTACTGATCATGTGGTTTCCCATAGAGAAACGCATACGCTTCGGCGGCTGACTTTCCCTCCGAGGCCATATGGCTAAGTTGGTCTCGCGCCGTTTTGTAGTAGACCGGAAGATCGAAAATCTCTTCTTCTAGGTTCTTCATAGCTCCGGGCTTCGCCCAAAGTTCACCGCCATGCTCTTGCTGTCCGAGATGGTACTTCTCCGTGATCATTCGCTGGAGCCAATTCACAATTGACACTACGTGATCTTGTGGACTCCGAAACCGAAACACGAGTAGGTTCTTCATTTCTCGTCGACCTTTCGTTCACGATACTGCTTATGAATTGCTTTAACTTCGTCGTGCCCCATCTGCCGCAGCAGCATCGTAGTCTGACGTCGCACGGTGCGCTCCGACCAGTCGGGGCGCACATAATGACAGAGTTCGTGAATCAGCGTGGACACAATCGCCGGGGCTTCATTGATGGTAATCTCTGCCCCCTGCTGTGTCCCATGCAGGAAGTAATTCTTCTTCCGGCTTGGATCAATAAGATACTTCTGCGTGATCTGTACATCCCCAAGGGCGGCGAGAACGTCTACAAGGAGGGGGCTACGTTTATTCACTCGACATCAAACCAGTGCATGCCCACCGAATTTAAGTCAACCTTCCCATCGTCCTTCTCGTACCAAATGAACCCACGCTTCTGTGGCCGTCCTCCAATGCGGGGAGTTCGCATGTATTCAGCCTGTTGACACAAGCACCCCGCGCTCACAAGGAGTTGGTTTCCTCGCCACGGAATAATTTCAAGCTGGTGCGTATGTCCCATCACAATCAGTCGGTATTTGTCGAGACCCAACGCTAGCTCATTGTCAGACAGGTAGTCATCGAGCGCCCTCAGGCTAGCAGAAGGCACTTTACTAAATTTCTCGGGGTGTCCTAGCCACACATCACCGTCTGTCGTAAACCAATTCACGACGTGCCCACTCGGTGTTTCATGTCGAGCGATAGTGACGTTGGGGTATTGCTTCACAAGGGCTGTCAGGGGGCAGAGAATCCCTCCCGTCATATATTTAATAGCATCGATCATGTCAGGCGTCAGGCGTTCTGCAAGACGCTTCTCCAGCCTCGCATCATGGTTCCCAATAATAATCTCCACCTCGTGGAACGAGCGACTGATCGCGTCGATCACCTGCGTAACGGACGCCCACTCTTCAGCAAAGCTGACCTTTTCGTATTTTGTGAAAGTTGAGAATGCGTAAGCGTCAGACGCATCCCCTAACAAAATCGCCTTCGTACACTTTCTCCCCTCTGTCTCACAAATGTATGCCAGCATGTCTGGCTCGTGAAATGGGGCATGGATATCCGGTACCACCACCACGCGCTCACGCCCCTTGGGTTTTTCAGGAACAGACTTCTTGCGCTGCTTCATCCGACCGATACACCGATCCCACTGCCGCTCCGCTTCCTCATAGGATGCGAGTGGCTCTCGGATCGGTGGGGCAGCGGCAGCAATCTCTGCCTGTTTGACGGCTTGACGCGCTTCGCGCCCATCAGAAAGATACTTAAAGTGGCAGGTTCGACACCGCTTGGCGTTGGGGCTTGGCAACACTGCGCCACAATCAGCACATGCATTCACCCTCGCAACAGACTGAATACCGGTACGTGCGTAATAGCACGAGCGGCATCGCTGCGCTTTAGGATTTGAGACAGGGTTTACTTTACAAACGGGACAAAGAAGCGGCTTCGCCTTCGACATGGGGAATCATCGGGAACCAATGCAGCCACTACGTGCTGAGTCTGTGCTTGCAGTGTTGAGGCAGATTTGGCGTGAGACGGAGAGGAGTTCCTGCATCAGCCGATCACTCGACGATGCGTGTTCTTCAATCGCAATCATGACTTGCGACGAAAGAAAATACACCAGGAAGAGTGCGATAGCTGAAGGCACTCCGACCTGCGCGATAAACTTGGTATACCACGGCCCACCGTTTCCGTTTGTGGGAGCCATTACTGACTCGCCGGTCTTCCGATGCCATACACGGTAACGGTTCCACCAGCAATCGCGGTGTTCACGCGCACACGAAGAGAACGGAATGCGCCAGTCTGGTGGAAGACATCGGTCGAACTTGCAGCAGACCAGTTGATCGTCCCAATCGTAGACCAAGTCCCTGTATAGGTTGGCGAATAACTTTCTTCAAGTACCACCTGTCCAGCACTTGTTCCAGAACTCCATAGGACATAAACGCCGACGAAAATTTGAGAGTTCACTGGCATAACGACCGACGTTGTCTCATCGGTGCTGACCGCATCGAGCCACGTCACCGTCCAGCTTCGGTTCTCGGTATCCTGCGCCGAGACCGGAACTGCAAGGCCAACCGTGAAGATGAGTCCAAGTAAGATACTGCGTAGTCTTAGTTCCATGTTTTTACCCTTCTATCCACCCTAACGTCCATCATCCCTATCCCTGAACCTCTTCCAGTAAGATCGAACTCGTGGTGTTCCCGAGTTGCACGACCACGGCGGCGATATTTGCCTGAGATGCAAACTGCATTTTATACACCAAGGCCGATGCTGCTTTTGGTAGATCGAGATAGGACACTGCCGGACCCGATCCGCTTTGCTGCCCCGTTGCTGCATTGGTCAGCGCAGTCGTTGTCGGCATTGCCAACTCCGTCGAATCTCGTAGAAGCTTTGTTGTTACTCCGGTATTCCCCGTATGCTTTTGGATCTGCCCCATTGCCACTGATACTTGCACCCCGTTCGCCGCCGAGCTTGGAGTCAGCGTAGCGGTGAGGCCAGTATCAGCGAGTGTCGATGAACTGCTACTTACTGCTGTCGCGTGGGTTGCCGTAATGCGCTGCAATGATGCTCCCGGAAGTGCGACTCCCGGCCCAAGGGTCTGCGCTCTAGTTGGCACCGCATCATACGCACCAGCCGTGGACACCCCACTTTCATAGGTGACATAGCCAAGCACCGTGTAGGCTTTTGAAGTCACCGCCGCCGACGCATAGAACGTTTGTGCGCTGTCAGAGCCAGTGCCCACTCCAGCCGCTGATGTGATGCCCCACCCACCAAGGGCATAGATAGATGAGGTTCCCGCGCAGTTGATTGCGCCGATCCTGACGGTTCCGCCGTCATTGAACGCCACAATCCAGAGTCTGAATGCCACGCCGTTAGATGTGCCCATTGTCGCGCCACTAGGAATAACCAGCGTAGTCGCGCCAGTCAACGAAATCGTGGCCGGTGAGCCTGTCGCGGGTGTGACGTTGCGAAAAACCACATCGACCGGTGACCCGCTTGACGGGGCCGCTGCTGCCGCTGAGACCACGGAGATCGTGAGCGCGTCAGACCCCACAGCCGCAGTGATGTAGGGGATGCTGTTTGATGCGATCCCTGTGAGGTTCGCGCCTGACAGGTCAGCCAGGTAAGTTGAGGACAAGGCAGGAATCTTCCCGGTCGAGTTGATGATATCTACAGACCCAGATCCTGCTGTTACCTTGCCGGTGACCTTGAGATCACCTTCGACATTATTACTTGGAAACTGTGATGGCATTTATTCCCCCTCGACCGGAACGTCTACGAAGGCAGACCCATTCCATTGTTTCTGCGTGGTCTCGGTTGGCAACCACACAATGGTCTCTGCGTCGGGATAGTCCGTTACCTCGATGATACCCTCGGGAATCACACCGGGGTCTACTCCCGGCGTTGAGTCCGACAGCAGTGTCGAGATCACAATATCTGCGTCGTTCAGTTGCACAAATCTTCTCTGAGACATTAGTAATACTCCACAACAGTCCAGTAGACCGTCGCTGCATTATTGTTAGTTACCTTGGTCACGGTCACCGTGGTTGCATTCGTGAGCGTTACCGTCCACGGCGGGTCTCCACCAGCGGTTGCCGCAGCGTATGCGCCAGCCATTCTGAGAGTCGCAAGACTCTTGGACGTGGACGATGACGTGATCGTCGCAGTCGCACTCGTGGCTCCGGCTGAAATCGCCGTCCCACCCGTCTGGATTTGCTTAATGACAGATCGTGCATAGGACATCGCAATTACCTCTTAAAAGATGTGCCAATTGCTGCCGTCGCAGACCAACGACAGAGATGTATATTGAGCGCTGATCACCTGTGTCGTTGCGCCGTCGATTTGTTCGGATGAATTGCCGTCAATCGTGACGGTGTTGGCACTGGAATCAATCTTCTTCACCTTAACCTGTCGGCCAGAATTTCCTGATGCCGCATAAAGGGTAATGGTGCGACTCCCTCCGCTGGCATCGACCGTGATCTGGCAGTCTGTGCCGGCATCGCCAGTGGTCACCGTATAGTCAGCCGTCTTCGCTAGATAGGTCACGACCGCCGAGGTAAACGACAGCGTTCCTGAGCCGTTACTGGTGAGACTGCCTGCGGCATCAGCCGAGGGCATCGTCAGGCTGTATGGTGTCCCTGCGTTAATACGCAATCCGGTATTCAGCTTTGTTGCTTTCGCCATCTATTCCGTCCTCACTAACTCGAAACCCCACCCCTGCACATACGATGCGGCGTTTGCGCTCTTCAGTTTGATGCCGTAATTTTTCGTGGCTCCCGATGTGGCGAATGTCACAGCACCGCTCGTGATGACGGCTCCTGTCGTTGACGTTGAGGTAATCGTGACAATCGCGGTGTCTGGACTGCCGTCTGTTAAGTTCACGAGTGCCGCTGACGCCGCGTGACTGCCGTTCTCAGTCAACAGCATCCCTCTGATGGCCCACACTCCAGTCACGTCAGCCGAGTCGAGCGGCAGAATCTTCGTGCCGGGGGCCAGCTTGTCTGCGGTAGCTCCGCTGGCATACGACGTGTCGTTCACAGACTGACTCGCATCACCGAAGAACGGGAGGTTCTCACCAATCACCGTGGCTGACAATGTAATGGCCTGGACGTTATCCACCGTCCACACAGTTACATCAGCCGATGTTTTAAGAATAAACTTGTAGGAATCAGACGAGAGAAAGATTGTGGCTCGACCTGCTGAGTCCAAAACCACAGGGTTCGCATTCGCACTCGTCAACGCACTAGACGTATAGGTGTCCTGCGGCGTGGTCGTGCCAGCCGCATACGCAAAGAGCTTCCCCCCACTGAGGGGGTTCCCATCCGAATCAAGCCCCGTAAATATGGGGTCTGGTATGACGTTTCCTGTTGCCATTGCTATATCCTTCGCCTATTTTACGCTTTTCTTGCCGACAAGGTCGGATTAGTCCCGATACAGCGTAGACTTCCCGAAGTGTCGACGTGCTGTATCTACCATCCGATTCCAGTATTCCTGCTCCCTCGCTCCACGCTCTTGGGCCGTCTCTCCATCAAACTGCTCATAGAGGCGGTTGATCCTTCCTCGATAAAACGAGAGTAGTTCTCGCGTCGAGCTAATACGCCCCTCACGAACCAGTAAGTCTCGATGCTCGTCAAACAGGGTTCTCCACGCATCAGTATCACCGCGCTTTAGCTCAATAGTCATGTCCCGTTTCACGCCAGCAAGTGCGTTGGCTTCTTCGTAGAAATCTCGCAACGACTGGGCACCTCCACCGGCCACGCTTGGGCGGAAGAGAGCGCGTGATCCCCACAGTCTGGTCTTTGGTGTCCCTTTTACTGGCACTGGGGGGCGCTCTAATTCTCCAGCCATCAGTGCCGCTATTGGATTATCAAACCCTACATCTGTCTTGGGAATCGTAAATTTTTCCTTCCGCAACAGCGCATCAGTTGTGTCTGTCCCGTATCCCCCCAGCCCAGCCGTGTATCCCTGAAGTAAATGATCGATATGTGCCGCGCCGAAAAACTTCCAGTCCATCAACTTTGCCAGTTGCCGTGCGGTCTCTGACGTATAGCGGTTCGACTGATGCTCTGGACTGATCACATTCCAGTCAAACGGACTCACAATTGGCCCCTGACGAAACAGAGATCGGTTAAATCCAACCTCAATCATTGGAAGAATAAAAGTGGGAATACCTTGACCGAGTAAGCTCCACACGGAATCCTCGTCAGGGAAGATTTCCTTAATGAGCCTCTCGCCATCCTCGCCCTTATACACATAGTTGAGGGCCGCTTCTGGAATGTTCCCAAAGAAATGCGCGAGTTCCCACGGCTTGGGAATTACGAACCATTCATGCCCCTTCTCTTTCCCAAGCGGGAACCACCAGAACCCCTTCTTCTGCCAGTCAAGAAGCTCATCGTATTCCTCGTCGTCCTTAGTCAGATACCACGACGCCATCGAGAGAGGCGTAATAGTAAGCAGCGCCGACATCGTTGACTTCACGGGGTTTCGCTTGAACACTTCTGCGAGACGCGCCTTCCCCTGAATACTGGCATTGAAGAACGCCTTCGTCTGATTCATGTTGCGACCATAAATACCCATACGCTTGAAGTTCACCGTGACTTCAGCCGCATCATACGCCGCTTGAGCGCGTGACTCTTCAGGCGAGAGTCCCTTGCGCTCCAACCGCCTGACCGACAACGCGAAGTCACCAACACGCGATGAGTTCTCCATCATCTCTTGGAATCGACGAAGCGCCGTGAGTGGGTCACGCACAATCCGGCTTAGGAAGGCTCGACGCTTCACAGGCGTCAACGCATACACCTCTTCCATAATGACATCACGGTTGAGCGATCCCAGCGTATAGCCACCCGCAAGTGAATTCTGGAACTCGTCATACCATGTGTCCGCATCACGTCCGAGTTTCTTGTTCAGCGCACGACCGGTATCTGTTGCCGCAAGGATTGAAAACAACCCACGCGCCGTAGTCCACCCCGGAATAAAGATGTTCTTGCTTGCGGTAGCAGCTTGCAGTGTGTCCCTGATGGGGTTCCGAAGTAAAAACTCCAAGGTCGTCGTCGCAGCTTGACGAAGCATCTGCGTGGCAGTCCCTAGCCATGCAATAACTGGCACCTGATTTGGAGTAAGCGTTACCGTGCTTAACGCATCAAATAGTTGCTTGTCGTTTACCCTGTAATACTTCCGCTCTCCATCCTCCAGCACGGAAATCTCGTTCCCGTAAGGCGTTGTCGTTGTAATTGGGCGAAATGACTGAATCAAAATTTCGGTATCGTTAATAACGCTGTCGGGAACCTCAACGCCACCCTTCTCCCATTTCTGCCCATCCTTAAACGCAATACCTTGATCGCTCAGAATCTTGAGAATGTCTTTAACATTTTTCTTGGAAACAACCTTTTCCATTCTGGCTGGAACCGGCTCAATGAACTGCGCGATACTCTCCATCTCCTTTGAGCTAAAACCCCTCAACTGGCGGACGAGCGCGAGTAACGCTGCGTTCGACTCTACCTGCTGCACAATCTGCATTGTGTTTTTCACGATGCTTTCAATAGGATCAACGACTTCTCGGCCAGACCCTTTAAACTTTTTAAGAATGTCCTGCGTATTTGCCAGAGACTTCTTGTTACCTCTGGAGTCGAGAATCATCTCTGACGCCGCCTTCACGCGATTGAAGGGCACATAGTCTGTTGATACCGCCCTCACGCGATTAACGTCCTCAAGCGAGAGCGCCCCACTGTCGACGGCATAATCCAGAAGCGATGACTGAAAGTCGTAGAGATTCTCTGCTGCTGCCTTAAAGCCAGGCGTTTCCCACTGGTCAATGAATGCTTGAGCCTCTTCCAGCGTGGGGCCACCCCGTCCGAATGCCGTTGAATCTGGCGTCACATCGGCTCCACGCTCAATCAATGACTTGGTTCGTCTCGCTGCCAGATAAATACTGAACGCCCTAAAGTAATCCCGTTTCTTCCCAGCCTCGCCTAGTCCCAACTTCAGCAAGCTGCCACCCTTTGACTTCCACTCACTCACCACGGGTTCCATTGCTTCTCGCAAGCCACCATGAAACGCCTTCGTCCTGACGTTGCCTTTTTCGTTCCGAATCGGCTGCTCCGTTTCAAAGTCCCTCTTTCTGACGCCGATCCGCAAGAAGCTCCTCGCCTTAATCGTGGCCCCCTTCGACATCTCTCCAAGACGGAACGCATCGTCCAGAATGAATTCAGGCATATCATTCACGTCAAAGATGTCAGCTATTGCGCTCCGCTTCTTGCCGCTCCGCTGAAGTCGAACAAGTTCACGCACAAACTTTTTAATAGGCGCTTGCTCGTTTAACCAATTGACTTCAAAGCGAAGAAACCTGTCTGGTTCCGACAAGTCGACTGCACGACCAGTATAGAAATTAAGATGCGCGGCAAATCGATCAGCAGGGTTCGCCTCAAAATGCTTAATATATTCTTTCTGGAAGTCGCGCAAGGTCTGCTCAAGGTCTCCTGAAATTCGACGCTCAAACTCAGCGTAAAACTCCGGGGCAGCTACCTTCGCACGCCGGGGATCGTGACTCCAGATCCGAAAGAACTCTGCGGCCCCCTCACGCACACGACGTGTTGTCGAGGCGTTCTCTGACACGAGATTGGGCCTCGCTCCTGACAGTTCAATCAACTCCGACGTCCACGCTTCCTGCGCGAAACGCTTCCCCTTTACCTTAAAGAGATTCTCATATAAGTGGTGACCAACCTCGTGCGACAGCACCTCAAGGTCATTCGCCGCCTTCATCCAGATAGACCCCAGCCTCGGCTTATAAAGCCCACGGAAGCCTCTGGTGCGCCCAATGGAAACCTGAAGGTTCCCCAGTCCCTTCGCTACGCGCTCGATAATTGTGCTGATGGGAAGAAGCTGTTCCTCTTTGGTTCCAAACGCTGGCTTCTTGGGGGGCGTCTGTCCTTTGGGCGCAGAAGGAACCTTCCCTTCCATTGGGTCGTCACGAATGACATCGTACCCCGCCTCTTCCGCCGCCTCAATTTGTTCTTCACCTGAAAGATTCGGGAACTTCTCATTAAGCTGCGCCTCGTTCAGAACCTCTTTCTCCCATACCCCAATACCCTTATAGGTAAAATCCTGACGCATGGCCTCGGATATCTGAAGACTGGTTCCCGTCACCGTGCCGCCACTCTTCTCAAGCCCTCCGGCTTTAACCCTGAGACCCAGCGACACTGGACGCATGCGGATATTCCACGGTTTCAAAAACTTATTCAGACTTGTTTCCGTCCTCTCTCCATAGACGCTTTCATACGCCGCACCTTCAACGACAACGGTCTCAGATGGCGTATATGTCCGCTGATCCGCGTGCGTCTTGGGAGCTTTCCTTAATGCCTCAAGCATGCTCACATCTGAATCACGACTCTGCACAACCGAGTCAAACATCTTTCCGACAATGTCAGGGGGAAGGTAGGTCGAAGGTTCTTCGACGCTCTCTAAAGAGACAATGCGGCCAAATTCGTTCACTTTCACCAGATAGGTGTCCTTCGCCGCGCTCGTCTCAGACGTCACGCTATCTATTGACCTTGACTCTACAACAAGGCGCACGTTCAACAACCCGCTTGGAACGAAGTCCTCAATCCCTACTTGTTTCCTCCCTCTCGTCTCTGTAATTGGACGCTTCGGGAGGGCTTTAGGAGAGACCACTTCAGCCTTAACGAGCCGTAGTCCCGTGCGATCCCAGCGCCGACGTTGCGTGGCTGCATCTGTGAGTCCGACAGAGTCATAGCCGCCTTCGATGGCAAGGCGCATCACGCGCTTCAAGCTGTCCAACTTCCAGTTTAAACGAGGAAACGGAGCCTTGCGATATACGCCAATGTCGACATTTGAGGGTTGCTGCCACCCAGTTTGCGTCATGCGAAACTGGTTCCCCATCCCACTCGGAAGCTCATCGTATTCCTCGGAAGAATAAGCCAACGACCGGTCAAGTCCTTCAGCGAGGCGAATTTTCGGGTTACGCTTCCTCTTTTTGAGATTCCTTTCAATCTGTCGCTTCGCATCGTCTGGAATATCGTAGTTTCCCGGCCCATCCCATTGCACAAGATGTCCTTGAGGATTTCTAATGTATCCCTTCCCGACAGCCTTGATGCTCTCGTCGATAATTTTGAGCGACTCTTTAAGATCACGAACGATAAGCTCTTGTTCAGCCACAAATTCGGCTCGTTGCTTAGGACTTACTCTGTCTCGATCATACGACCTCGCCAGTAACGCATTAGCAAAATCAAGCTGCTCTCGTAGCTTCGTTCGCTCACGCTTCCAATGTGCGCGTTCCTCAAGTGTATACATCAACTTTAACGCATACCCCTCGGCAATAGCATCCAAAACAGCCGTCTCTGATTGCCCCCAGTCAGACTGCACTTCATCCACCCACAACTGTCTGGTCTCCAGTTCATACGACCTGGCCTTCTCTGACAGCACGACAGAATGTTTAGATAAGGATCTCCCGCTCCGCAGATCGGACTCGTGCATCAGCATCGTCACTTCCCGGTCTGTCAGAATCCCACGATCAACAGCGTCAGTCAGAGAAAAGCTGACGTCGTCTCCTAACTGAAACAGAGGCCGGTATGGATCGAAGTGCCGCGTATATCGCCCCGGCATCCATGCTGCATTCGGCGGCGTCGTATCATACGCTTCCTTACTTCCAAGCTCAGAGAGGAGACCGAGTCGACGACGCGACAAACGATCCATCGTCTCCTTGGGAATATCACCTCGTCGATCCTCATAGTGCAACTGGTCATACTCGGCTCGTGCCTTTTGTAACTCTTTTACCGTTTTCGAGAAAAACCCTTGCGCGTAAATACCGTCTCTCAGTTTCTGCCAGAGCGCCTCTACCTGATTCTGGCTATAGGTGGGATACACGCGATCCTGCACGCGAACGTGCGCCACTACGTTCTTTAACGGCGTGACCTGTGTGGCTGCGCCTATCTGCTCGTTGAGCCACGCTCTCGCATCAGCAGCCGAGTCAAATGTTGGAGATACAATTAGTTCGTCATATTCCTTTCCTGAGGTCAGACCGGCGATATCGTCCTTATCTTGAGTAAGATCAATGCTGCCGTCTCCTCCCCAGTAAAACTTTTCATTCGCCGGACTCTGCTGTAAGCCACGCTCTCGAAAATTTTGCAACACCTTTGTAATCTCAAGCCGGTCACCCCTTGTAAACAAGGAAGCAAAATTTTCATTGTCGCGCATTGGCACATGCTCTTGGGTTCGCAACCACCACAATCTGTCGCGGTGAGCATCAGTGTCATACATTTCGTGTTCAGCAACTTCATCAAGAAACTGTGCCCCCGACTCACTCCGTTCGTCCATCGACATTTCAGCCTGTGGCGGACGCGCCACTAACACTAGGGTTCGATGGTTATAGCCACCCGACGCCGAATGCTCTGTATGTTTAGGAAACTGAAACAGTTTGATCCGATGATCCGCAACCTCGCCACGATCTCGCACCCTCTCCCGCCATGCCTCTGTCGGCATCTCTGACACGGGCCATTGCCTGACAGCAACGGGAAACGGAGTGCCAGTCACACCAATGTCTCCTTCATTTTGCAGGTGATCAAGGGGCTGGTTAATAAACTCCACAATCTCTAACTGCTTATGCCCGATAAACGACAGCACGTCCTCGACGGACACCTTAGAGAATGCCTTTTGCTTCCCAGTAAGCGGTGCCTCCGCTGACATCCGCGTGCCATCGGCGTTATACCGTGGCGCATCATTCTGGAGCCAGTCGTCAAGCCCAAGAAAGTCCAACTCACCCTTGTTCTGGTCTATCCCACTAATCCAGCCACGAATAACACCCGGAGTCTGAAGTGCAGGGTTTTTCTGCTTCTGCACTCCTCTCTGTCTATATCCACGACGAATTGCTTCCGCAACCTCACTGTAATAGGGCGGGGCCACACCCTCGGACGCATCCGCAGACGCCCTGAAGGTATTGATAAAGAGTTGCGCTTCCCTAATGAACTGCGTGTGATAGTCACGACGTGGCTCCCACACCCACGGTCGATCCTGCTCCTCTCCTAGCCGAAGCTCATCGTCGCTAAGAACTCTTCCCACGTCTGCGGTAACTCGCCGTCCAACCAGAGCGGAACCGCCTGTATCAGATCGATATTCAGGGGAAAGTCGAGTGGGTTGTCCAGTTGATACGCCCTCAGGTACCCGGCTTTGGTCATTGGAAAGTCGAAAGCTCTCATCCGCCCAATCAGGATCTCGGAACCCGTTGTGGTAGCTGGCCTGTCCATCGCTCTCCTCCGCTTTTGCAAGTCCCTCGTCAATGCTCCGCTGATGAATTTCAGCACGAGCCGCTTCAATCGTAAGGTTCCCCTGCTGGTAGTCGTCCCACACGGTGCCTTCGGGCGGAATCTCACCCTCCGTAGTTTTGATCCCGCGAGGCACAGCCGTACCCGCCTTCGCTGCGGCGTCTCTCGCCTTTTTCGGTGTCACCATACGGGACTGCTTCTGCGTCGATGGAATCAACCCACGCATGGCTTCCCATGCAACAGACTGAAGCGCACGCGGCGAAACCCCTAATTCTTCAGCAAGCTGGAAGTAGGCTTCCGCAATCATGGGGTTCATCCCGGTGTGCCCCGTCGACACCGTGTCAGGCCCACCAAATGTTCCAACGACTTCAGGGTCGTTCGATCCGTAGGGAGAGAAGTAAAACGCAGCAACCGCGTGCGTATCAATCGTGACCGACCGCTCATCGCTCGGGACGTTGATGTTATTAAAGAAACTTCGCACCTTGTGCCCCAGCCCAAGCTGTTCCGAGATATTCGACGCTGACCCGTCCATTAGAATTGACAGCGCACTCTCAATTTCAGGCCAACTTCCCCACGTCATGGACGCAGGATTGCCGCTCTTCTCGTTCAGCGCCAGCACTCCACCGGTAACGCCATCAGGCTGATACACCACATACTTGCGACTCTTCTTCGGAAGCACCTGACCCTTGAGAGCGGGATTCTGCGCCCCAAGGTCATCTTCATACTGTGTTTCCTCATACGCCCGAATCATCCTCGCCTTCTCAGCCACACCGGATCTGCCCGTCATCTGCCGCCACGACCTCGGCGCAAACGAGTCTTTGTATTCAGCGGTCACATCGACGTCATCACCCGTGAAGGTCTCACGAAAGGTAGCATCAACTCCATCCAGCCTCGACAGATGCTCCATTTGATCAAGGTTGTCACGAAGCAAGTCCTTTGCTTTTTGAACTTCCTCTAGCTGTCGTTTTTTGGAAAGCCCTCGCTCTTGAATGTCCTTAAGCGTCTTTCTGTAGTTGGCCTTCTCAGTCTTAGGGACTTTTTTCACCCACCACTTGAACATTTCCTCGGAAAACACAGCGTCAGGATTTGACTGGAAGTGGTTATATATCTGAACCAACCTGAACGCACGGGCGATGTTCTGGTTCCATTCCGCCTGTGGAGAAAGAGACGCAAGTATTGCTGCCGCCTGATCCCGGTTGAGATTCTCCTTTGATGCGCCTGGGTTAATTATTTCTGCCAGTCGAAGGGCAATCTTGTTCGCGCCCTCATACCACTTCATCGCTTCCTTGCTCAAGTCGGCATCGTAGGCTTTTAAGAGATACCGAAGGTTTCCTTTTCCAACCTCTATCACCCGTTCTGTTATTTTGTGGTCAAGCTCAGTTTGATCGAATGTCTTGCCATTAAATTTCCCCTGCGCGTAGTCGTCAATCTCCTTCATCGTCAACAGCGGTGACGGAGGATATATGATCCCCGTTGCGCCTTTCTTTCTGGCGTCTGGATGCGTAGCTCTGAATGCGCCCGTCCCAACGACACGCTCCACCATGTTGAGAGGAATGTCTACAGCGTCTAACCGCGTGTCCTTAATGCGGTCTCGCTCCTCTGCGTCCACTGTCTCCCACAGGCCCGTGGCTGCATTCCGACGACGTAGATCCGTAACCAGCGCCAGCCCTCGCGGTACCCGCGTTGACACAAGCAGCCCCTCGCTTCCGTCCGGGCGCTCAACCTTTTCAATCGGCGCAGTCGTCCCGAGACTGAGCGTAATATCGTTTCGCACACTGGGCAGCATCTGCTCGGCTTTTTCACGAATCAGGGGCAAGTGTTGAGAAATGGCATACGCCACCCTCGCAGGATGTGACGGCATGCTCGATGACGTCCACCCTTGAGACACGGCGATCATTCGCTCAAGCTCGTCGTATTGACTCGCCTCATCTTCAGTCAGTCTCGATTTGTCATACTTTCCTGACTGGACGCCATACATCTTGTCGCGCAACTCCGTATATGTTTTCTGTTGCTGCGTGTCGAGAAACGCCCCTTTGTTTTCATCCCACCATGCATTCCTATGTGGCTGACCCAGCAGTTCAAGAAACGCCACATTAAACTCGGTGTCTGTGAGTTTAGGAACTCTCTCTGTCGTCTTTAATCTCAGTTTTGGAGACTCGGCGTTATCCAAAATAACCGCCCCCATCCTCGCCGCTTGCGCGAGAATCGCATCAGGGAGCTTCGTTAACCATGACGAGTTATATGGGGTGTCGATGCGGTCATACTCTGTTCCGAACGGATTGTGATCCGTTCTGTCCAGACCCTGTTTCGACTGGATCAAGTTTACAAATGAGGTAAAGTCCTCCTCTGTAAAATTATCCCGAAACTCCGTCTTCACCTTGGTGCGCTCTCCAACGGCTCCGCCCAGTGTTGACCCCGGCGCTGCATCCGCCTGTGTCTTTTCAGTGAACCAGTCAACAAACCTCGCAAAGGCTTCAATCTTTTTATTCTCAAGAACCGACTGCTTGTTCTTATTCTTTTGTAGTTGAATTTGCTCCTGAGTTCTTCGGGTGTCCGCACGCTCGGTAATATCCGTAATGAACTCACGAAACTGGTTAAACCACTCCACCCGAGGCTCTGAGGCCACAGGCGTCTGATCGCTGTTATAAACAAGGTTCTCTTCCTGCACGGCCAGCTTTGTTGACGTCTCCCAATTCGCGTCACCGCTCAACTCACGCGACCACTTGTGCATTAAGTAGTGGCCCACCTCGTGCGCGACCGTATTGACAAGCCCCGGTTTAACCTGAATAAGACCTAAGTTCGGCCAATACACCCCACGAGCAGTCTTGTTCTTCTCAATGCGCTCACGCACCTGAATTCGCAAATCAGAGAAATCAATGTTTGAGTCAATCGACATGAAGACGCGCAGGAGATATTCCCGAAGCTGTTGCGCTTCGTCAGAGGTAAAGCTCCCCGTCTCATCCGTGAGTTCCTTCACAAACGAGTCGACCATCTTGGCCGTCACCACACCGTGGTCTGGAATGGACGACGTGTTGTTCAATGCAAGCGTCAACGCAGACTGATTCCGCAAGCCCGTCCATCTGGCAAAAAGCGGAACGCCGTCGTGGAGCTTTCGCTGTAACGCCAAAGCCTCCTTATTCAACCGCCCCCGAGACCACTGATTAATGGTTTTCTCGACGGCCTTGACGAGTCTTCCTGTTTTAGTAATCAGGGACTGATTTGCTTGCCACTGTTGGAAAAATTCTACCCGTGCGAAAAAGATAGAGGCACGCTCCTCTGGCTTTATATTTCGACGATTCGGGTCTTTACTTCCCGTCTCATACAGGGCTTGAAATAACTTCGACTGGTTCTTGAGAGATTTCAGCTTCCCATTCTCGACAAGGACGAAAGCTCCGCCGAGTTTCTTTTGCTCTTTTGTTAACATTGGATCAAGAAGCCTGGCAGACCAAGCCGGAATCTTATGATCCCATCGGCTATCACCGGCCAGCAGCGGTCGATGCACAAAGACTGACCCTATGTCGTTTAGTGACCGAATCTCCTCGTCGAGACGCAGAATTTCTTCTGCCCATTTCGTGCGGTCTCTTCCTTTTATCCCCTCGTCCAGCATTGCGTCACGCTGATAGGTCTTCTCGTAAACCTTGCGCTGAAGATCCATGAGGTCATTCGTAAGCGCACGCTGATGCGTTGGATTCGTCTCCATTTCCAACGCCATACGCAAAAACCCAATCTTGTCTGGAGGGAGATCACTCTTTGACGATTCGCCAAGTCGACGTTTTCGTGCAGTCTCACTACTCCCGGCTGACTGCACCGCAAAATTAACCACTGGCTGAATCCTGTTAAAGAACCCATCAACCCAACTCTGGAGCCGCGCACTCTGCGGAACGGGAGGTTTCGGCTTAAAGACAAGAGCCTCAGACAGAAGGGGATCGTTGGGAGCCATCTTTGCAATCTCCCGAATACTTTTCCGTAAATTAGCGCCCGGAAGTCCCTTAGCTTCTTCGTTTATTAACCGGGAAAGTTGCTCGGCAGAATACCCCTTCAATTCGTTTCGTATATTTCCCGGATTCTTCTCTCTCCCGAATAACTCACTGCCCTTATACCGCTGGACTATCAAATCTAGGATCGACTGAATCTGTTTATTGTCCAGCGCGTCTTCTACTGGCCCCTCAACTTCAAACAACTTGGGCTGACCAGTATCGCCTCGCTCAATCGTCGCATCTGTTTTTGACTCCTGAATCTCTTGCTGCTGTTCATCCGAGACCTTTTTCTTCTTCTTAACCTTTTTCTTCGTGGCCTTTTTCTTGG